TATGGAGCAGAACCTCGCCGGGGTGCGCCAGGAGGTGGCCGGCTTGCGCCAGGATCTCAGCCGTGCGTTCGAACGCATTTTCGTGTCGCTGGATAGCCTCAACCGGAAACCCGCTTTCCGTTGGCCATGGGAGGCACGACCATGAGCCCCGAGGAGCGGTACACGGAGTTGTGCGCCAGCGTTGACCGAGCACGCGCGACCTTCGAGGCCGGCGAGGAGATTCGTGAGGCCGCTCTCCGCTCGAGCTCCGCGTCTGATGCCCGACGTGCGGCGCGCAAGACGTGGCTGCTCATCGCGCTCTTCATGCTGGTCATCCTTCTGCTCGTCTTCGTGACGGCGTCGGGCTTCGCGCACTGCACCGGCATCGACCATGTGGGCGTGTGCTTGGACCAGCGCATTGGCGGCCGCAGCTGATCGATGAGTCATCGCTTGGGCACCGCCGCTCGAGTCGCGGGCTCGCCCGACTCAGCGCTTCGCGTGGGCAGGGGCGCGCGCGTCGTCGGAGACGTGAATCCACCGCCTCCACCGCCCCCGGCGCTATAGCGTGGGTTGAGACCCGCGGCCGCCAGTCCACCGGCCACCAGCGGATTCATGCCGCCCCGTAGCGTCGATTGCAGCACCTGCGAGACGCCAATCGGTGCGACGTTCTCGCCGTAGGCGATCGGCCCGGCTCTGGCCACCTGGAAGGGCGGCATCCCCGCAGCACTCAGCGCCATGTCGATGCCGGCCCCCACCGGTGCCGACAAACGGTTGACGATGAAGTTGGTCGGCTGCGTCCCGCGTTTCGCCGGGTCGGAGATCTCGGTGTTGGCCAGGTTCAGGTAGGCCTGCACGTTGCCAGGCAGGATGCCGAAGTGCAGATACCCGCCATTCGGGTTCTGGAGCTCCACCTCGAACCCGTGGCCGGGCTGGTTGTCGAGCGTCGAGTGGCCGCTGAAGGCGTAGTTGAGCGCCTCGGTGGTGACCATCATGCCGGCGATGGTCTTGGCCAAAAATCCTGCACGTGCGCCGCGCCCGTCGCCGCCGAAGAGCGCCGAGCCCAACTGTCGCACCGTCGCCTCGTTCCAGTCCGAGGCTTGCAGTAGCAGGCGCTGGGCGTCCAGTAGCGTGGGGCTACGCCCCATGGCGGCGTAGTTGAGCCCACCGAAGCGTTCGTTGACCACGTTGGCGGCCTGGTTCGCATCGAGTCCGCCCTTCGTGAGCGCGTCCCACGCGGTGGCTTTCGCGAGTGGCACGGCGCGATCCCAGAGCGCCGACTGCAGGATCTCGGGCAAGGTCCCTCGAGCGCCGACTGGCACACCGGCGAGCGCGGCACTGGCGAGTCCGGCCTTGGCCGCGTTGGCGCGCGCCTCTTCATCCGTGCCGCCGGTGAGCTTGGTCTCGGTGTAGCCGGCGGCGGCACCGCCCGCGCCCGAAACACCACTCGCAACGATCCTCCTCCAGGCCGCGTTGCCGAGCTGGCTGCCGACATCCTCGGGGCGCGCGTGTTCGGCCAGCCCAGTGACCCCCGCTCGAGCCGCGGCGTCGATGGTGTCCGCCATGCTGCCGCGCAGGCCCTGGGCGAAACTGTCGCTGACGAACGCGCGCCCATAGTTGGCGAGCGTCTGGGGCGAGGTGAAGGCCGCGTTGAGCGCCTCAGTCAGGGTGTGAAAGTTCGACAGCGAAAACAGCGTGCCCTTGGCCGTGCCGATGGTCTTCAGCACGGCGCTGCCGAGCGGATTGGCGGAGATGTCCGAGACGTCGATGACCGCCTTGATGGGCCCCACGACGTCCGGGCTAAAGGCGTAGTTGGCTAGGTAGGTGTTTGGATCATCGGTGACCGTGCGGAACTCGCGCGGCGCATTGCGGATCGGTGCCGCCTTGCCCTGCGACTGCAGCTCGGACACCATTCTGCGGGCGGCATCGTCGCGGATCTCGCCCCGGAGTTGGCCCACCTGCTCGGCTACGGCTGGTATGTCGAGGCGCGCACCGCCGGCGCGCATTTGATTCTCGGCCATGACACGCGCCGCGTCCGACTGGCGACCCACCATGTTGGCGAAGTTGCTAATCACTCCACGCGTATCGGCCGGCAGATTCTCGGTGGGACTCAACGCCGAGGCGACCAGTTGACCGAGCCGTGAGACGCCGGCGCCCGGCGCGCCGAGCAGACGTGCGAGCGGCCCCGGTGGCTCAGGCGTTGGTAGTTCTGGGAGCCGCGGCGGAGGCGCTGGCGCACCCGGTGCGCGATTGGTAAGTACCTCGAGCGGAGGTCCCGTTACCCCTTCGGTGGGAACAGGTCCGGGTGGCGGCGGCTGCGGTCCTGGTCGCGCTTCAACTGCTGCAGGTGGCGCAGCTGCAGCGCCTTCACGCGCGCCTGTATCTGCTGCTGGACCGACTGCGGCTTGTTCGGCTGCTCCGCCACGCGCCTCAGTGTACGGCACATCGAACGGCAATTCGGGCGTCGGCGCGCTCACTGGTCGATACAGGGGCGTTTCGTCCGCATGGCCGCTCAGGTCGTTGGCCGCCTCGATCAACTGACTTCGCTCGGCAGTCAAGCGTTGGATCTGGTCGCGCAACTCCGCGGCCGTCGGTTGTTTCCCGCCCAGCAACTTCAGCCCGGACTGGAGCGCGTCCTCGCGTACTTCGCCCGAGCCGGTGAGCATCCCCACCTTTTCCCACCACAGCGGCTCGTAGGCGCTGGCGCCCTGCGTGCGCGCGAGCTCGATCAGGCCCTGGTTGGTCCAGCCCACGGCCCACGGCGGGCGCTCGGGGCGCATCCCGCGCGCGTTGTTGAGCTGGTCGTCCAGGTCGGACAACTGCTGCTCGACCGTGTCGTAGCGCTGCTGCAGCAGATCGAAATGCTCGAGCCGCTCATCGGGCGTCACCGGCCGCGCGTTGGGTTCGGGTGGGCCGGTGCGCAACTGGTACGGATTGGTGCTGACGGGTTCGGGTGGCGCCGCGGGCGCTCGAGGTTGACTCGGCAACGGATTGTCGGCGACCCACTGACGCAGCGTGTCGTTGATGTCCTTGCCGGACATGCCGGCCTGGGTCTGAGTCTCGACGAAGTCGCGCAGGCCGCTCTGGACGTCCTCCGGGTACTGCCGGATGGTGTCCACGAGATCGCCCACCGACAATCGTTCGCCCGGTCCGAGCGTGCTGGCGAAGACGTCCTCGGGCGGTCTGATGACGTCCAGCGCCCCCAGTCCACGACTCAGCAGCTCACCCGCAGCCACGGGCACGCCCCGCTCGGCGGCACCGACCACCGCGGGTATTGCCCGCTCGAGCGCGATCGGCCCGATGACGTTGGCGACCTGGCCGAGCACGCGCGCGGTGTTGGGGTCGACGCCGCCCGCGGTCAACCCGGCCGACACGGCCTGGCTGGCGTCCGCCTCTGGGCCGCCCATCGGCCCGCCACTCGCGACACGCTGCGTCAGATCGAACGTGCCCTGCGCGAAGGCGCCCCAGTCACCGCGGCGAGCGGCGTCGACGTTGTCCTCGAACTGGCGCAACGCGTCCGGCTGGTTGATCAATTGCTGGCGCTGCTGCTCAACCACATCGAGGCCGGCCTGCACGCCGCGGCCGGCCGCGGCGAGGTCCGACACTCGTCCGCCAGCCATCGGCAGGGGTGACTGGCCGGCGAGGTCCGCCGCGCGCCCGGTGAGGTCCTGCAGGCCCTGACGCGCGCCCTGCACCACGTTGCCGAGCCCCTGCTGCGCTGCAGACATGCCCGACGCGAGCGGACTGGGACCTGGCACCTGCGGGTTGTCGACGGCCATGCCGCCCTGCAGCTTGCCCATGCGCGCTTCCATCTGCGCCGGCGTCATCCACTCCGAGCCACCCCGCAGGTCGGTACCGCTCGAGCCCACGTGGAACGCACCCGTGTTGGGATCGTAGTTGTCCGCGGTGAAGTAGTGGCCCGGCGTGCTCATCGTCACCGGATTGCCGGATTGCGCTTCCTTCGCGAGCGCGTTCCAGTCGGCGCCGACCATGCGGTGCGGAATGTTCATCTTGTCGAACAGACGCGACTCCGAGCCGAGGCCGGCCATGCCCTGGTCGACGGTCCAGCCCACTTGCTGCGCGAGTCCGATCGCTTCCTGCAGCGTCGGATTGCGGCCCATCATCTGCGCGAACCTGACCGCCGCCGCGGGCCCGCACGCGGCATACGCTTCGGCCGCGGTGAGCTGCTTGTCGCCGAACTGGCTGATGGTCGGCAGCACGTTCGACACCGCTTGCTGCGCGCCCTGAGCCACGTTCTGCGCGGTTTGCTGGACTGCGCCCACGCCTTGCTGGACGGCCTGCTGCGCGCCGCCCAGGATGTTTTTGACGTACGTCTGCGTCTCGGCGAACGGTGGCACGCCGCCGTACTTGTCGACCGCGCCGGGGCCGGCGTTGTACGCCGCGAGCGTCTTGGCCCAGTCGCCGCCGTACTGCGCCAGGTGCTGCGCGTCCATCTTCGCCGCCGCCTCGAGCGCGGCGTACGCATCAGTCGGATCGATGCCCAGCCCGGCCGCTGTGCCGGGCATGAACTGGGCGATCCCGATGGCACCCGCCGGCGACTTCGCGTTGGGATTGAAGCCGGATTCCTGCTGGATCTGGCGCACAAAGATGTCCGGGTCGATGCCGGCCTTCTGAGCGACCTGGCGCGCGAAGGTTTGCAGATCGCCACCCCGCGGCGTCTCGGTCTGCACCACCTGCGCCTGGGCCTGCTGCTGCGCCTGGGTCTGGGCGCCGGGCCCGAAGATCTGGCCCTCCTGGGGCGGTTGCAGCAACTGGGTCGTCTGTGTCTGCAGCTGCTGGGCCTGCTGACTGAGCTGGTCGAGGTGCTGCTGGCCGAAGTCCTGGAGCCGCTGGGTAATGTCCTGAATCCCCGGCTGCTCCTGGATCTGCGTCGGCGCCTGCGGGATGAGCGGTTGGAGCAGGCTCGAGCCGAAGTCCTGCAACCGCTGCGTGGCCGCCTGCGCATTGGGAATCGCCGCACCCGGCGGGACCACCTGCGGACCGGGCTGGACCGTGGCGCCGGCTTGCTGGATGGTCTGACCGATGGGCTGCAGCAGGCCCTGGCCGAACTCCTGCAAACGACGCGTGGCCTCGTCGGTCGCGTCGTCCAGCAGCAGGAACGGCACGCGCTCAGGCTCCTGGAATCACACCCGGTGGTGGCGGCAGGGCAACCGGTGGAGCGGCCACCGGTGGTCCTCCGCCGGGCACCACCGGTGGCGATGCGAGCACCGGTGGCGCCGGCTGGGGGAGTGGGGCAACTGGAGCAGGCGCGGGGACCTGCTGCAGCTGGTCGTACGTGGTCTGCGTCGCCGACTCCGGCGGCTTCGGCACCGGCACATTCGCCTTCGCCGACTTCGGCAGCGGCGGGTCCGGCTGGATCTCCTTGCCTGGCGGCATCTGCACGTTCAGGCGCTGCATAGCCGCCATGAACTGCACCGGATCGCGCACCGCCTCCTGCTGCAGATAACCGCGGTCGTTGGTCATGAACGCCTGGCGGTAACGCTGATCGACCTGCTCGTTGCTCACTCGAGCAACGTCCGGTTCCTGGCCTTTGAAGATCTGCGAGGCGATGTGATACGCGTCGTTGCTGACCTCGCGCGTCATCGAGTCGCGCAGCATCTCCGAGTCGGTCTGCTGCGGCATCGTACGTTTCTTACGCGTCCCGCCAGGTCAGGTTGTGCGACCAGTGCGGGCAGCCGCGCCAGCCCAGCGCCACGAAGTACAGCAGCCAGCCTCGGGGAAAGCCCCAGTGGCGGCCGAAACGACGCGCTTTCACTTGTTGATCTTTTTGAGCGTCTTGGCCAGCGCCGCCTGACGTTTGGTGCGCGTGCTGGCTTTCGAGCCCGGCTTGCTGACCTGGTTGGCGAACTCCGACACACTCTTGCCCGCGGCCTTGGCCTTGGCCGTGAACGCGCCAGGTCGTTTGATGGCCCCCTGGATCCACTTCTCGGCCACGCGACTACTTGCCCTTCTTGGCTGCCTTGCGCACCGGCACCCCTCGGGCGCGATCGAGTGCGTTGTCCTTCGCGCTGCCTTGCTTGATGCCGGCGCGCTTGTCGGCCGCGGCATCGCTCGCCTCGGTCCACTTCTTCGCCTTTGAGCCGGCCACGACTACTTCGTCCGGATGCCGTTGGGCGGACGCGTGACAGCATTGGCGTGAGTGGTGCCCTCGCCGCCGCCGCCGTGGTTGTTCATCGGGCCCGCGTCATGCGCGCCGCCGATGCAGCTCGTCTTCTGCCCGCCCTTGAAGGGTGGGTGCTGATCGCCCGAGGGTGGCTTCCACCCGCCGCTCTTGTTGGCCATGCGCCTGGACTCCTCCTGTGTTTATCCACCCGGTGCGCCGACGTTTTGCGCGGCGCCCTGCATCACCTGCTGACCCGGTGGTGGTAGTGCGCCGGCTCCATTCGGCGCGGTGGCCAGTGCAGCCAGGTCCGGAACGCCTCCGGCGCCTGGCTGCCCGCCCTCGAAGACACCCGGTGCCGGCGTCGCCATACCACCGGGTGTGCCAGGCGGACCACCCGGCAGCTGGCCCTGGGCTGCCATGGCCTGCGCCTGTGCGGCGGCGCCGAGGATGTCGCCGCGACCCGCGAACTGGAACACTTGCTGATCGAGCCACTGCTGGTACTGCGGACTCTGGCGGATGCGATCGCGCGCCTTCGAGCGTCGGATCTCGTCCGGGTTATCACCGAGGTAGTCGATGGCCTCGTCGCTGCCCCAGGTACCAGCTTGCAGGCGTTCATGGGCGTAGCGCGCCTTGATCAGGTCGTCGGTGGGCAATTCCTGCTTGACATCCCACTCGATTTTGACGGGCCGCGCGAAGTCGTCGGGTCCCAGGCCGATATAGCCACTGCCGGTCTTGGTCGACTGCCCGGTGTAGCCCACCCAGATCTTTTCCTGGACCTTGTTCTGTGCCAGGTCCCACAGCTTTTCGGTCTGACGCTTGAGCAAACTCTCGATGTTGTTGACGATCGGGCCCACCCGTACGCGCTGATAGCTGAGCACCTGCGAGATGGCGAAGCCGGCGCCCTCCATGCCCGAGAGCGTCGTGACTCGGGGCGACTCGAGCTCGCGGATGGCGTTGTCGATCAGCTGCATGTGTTTTTCGAGCGTGGTCGCATCGGGGTAGTTGATACGCTGCAGTTGACGGCCAGGCCCGAGGTTGATGACCTCCCCCGGTAGCGGACCGGGGTCGCGATCGCGGGGCTTGCCGTCATCGCCAATCACCGGCGCGGCGCTCGAGTCGCCGTACGTCACCAGCGGACTGAGCAGGTCGCGAGCGACGTACTGGGCGTGCATGGCTCTGAGGTACTGGCGATACTGCACCAGCCACAGCTTCGTTTGAGAGACGCCCCAGCCCACCTTGCGATTGCGCCAGAAATTCATCCACAAGCCGGGCGCGAAGTCGTACGGCAGAAAGCCGTAGTTGTGCTTGAACTGCTTGACGACCTGGCCGGTCGGCTCGCTCTTGTAGTTCTGGCCCGCGACGCACCACGACGCCCACGTCTCGTCCCAGTGTTCGATCATCGTCAGACTGGTGGGCAGGATCGGCCGCTGGTTGGCGCCCCACGCGTTGGATGCCTGCGGTTGGCCCATCTCCTCGGGCACGATGTTGCCGTCGCCGTCCAGTCCTAGCCGGTAGCGGCGGAACGTCGTCCTGACCGGTCGGTCGGTGACCTCGAGCACCTCGCACACGCGCCCGCCCATGGTGTCGGGATACACCGTGCGCGCGTCGACGAACTCCCAGGCGAACGGCGGACCGCAGGTCTTTTTGATGTCCTCGGTGGCCCTGTCGTAGTGCTGCCAGGCCTCGTAGCTTTCGCCAGGGTTGGGCGCCGGGTAGGCGTAGCGCTTGTCCCACGCATCCGGCAGGAACAGGATTTTGCTCCACGCGCCGCCGTCGTTCAGCGCCGCGTCGGTGATGAACGTCATGGTGTCCTGGCCGGGCGTGCGCGAGCCGCACGTCCACAGCGTCTCTTCCGTCCAGTGCTCGCGCTGCGACGCCGCGGTCTGGGCCGTGTCCGACTCGCCCCCGTCCAGGTGCAGCTTGGGTCGCTCGAGGGTGAGCATGGCCGTCTGCTGAAAGCCTTCCTCGCTGACGTCGGGGTCGCGCGGGTCGACGTTGACCAGCGTGTACTTCTCGTCGGCGCCCATCATGGCGGGGATTCTCATCTCGCGCTGGGCGCGCGTGGTGTCGATCTGCACGTCGTCACGCCGATACCTGTCGAACATTTCGGCTTGAAGTTCGCACAAGTAGGACGCCGTCGGCGGATCGTCAGCTGCCACGCTTGCGCGCCAGTGTAACGCCAATGTTTCACGGGTAACGTTTCACGCGCCGGCGGTCCCCTGCCTTGCCCATCCACGCTGAACCATGCCTAGCCGAGCCCGGACGAGCCCGGACTAGCCTTGCTTAGCCCCGCCGGTCCTCGCCTTGTCCAGCCACACTGTCGATGAGCCGTGGGTTGTGCTGTAACAGCCCTGTTATGCCGTCAAAGGCAATGGCTAATTGCACGTTTTGGCTCTCCTTTCCCAAGTGTTGATGTCCTCGCCTTGTCCCGCCGCGCCAGACCTGGCCCCGCCCCACCGGACCATGCCTTGCCTGGCCTGGCCTTGCCCCGCCCCACCGGGCCGGGCCTGGCCTCGCCCGTCCCCGCCTGACCATGCCAAACCCGACCTGACCACGCCTCGCCACGCCGGGCAGTTTCATCGGCTGAACGCGTAACTCGAGCGCGTGGTGACCTGCGGCACGCTCGCCCCGAGCCAGGCAAGTGCCAGCGCAATCACCGTGTCATCGTGCTGGCCCTGGGGCGCGCCGTACCTGAGCAAGCGAGACGGCATCCGCTCGGCCTCGTACGCCAGCAGCTCGCCCGTCTGCACCTGGTCGTCGAGCAACGTCACCTCGCCGTTCTCGATCGCCAGACTGAGCGACTGGATGGCCGCGGCCTTCGACGCATTGGTGGCCAGCCACGGCTGCATCGGCAGCGCGCGCCTGGCGTCGCCGTACACGCGCCCGTAGCCCTGCTGCAAGCGCTCGACGAGCGGGTTGCCCATGGCGTTGGTCTCGGCGACGATGGCGCGCGGCTGGTACAGGTCGGCCCAGCGGTGCAAGCGCTCGGACTGGAACTCCCAGTCGATCTGGGTGAACCGGTCGAGGGCGACCTGCTCGAGCGTGGTGGCGTCCAGGATGCTGATGCACGTGAAATCGTTGCTACGGCCCCAGTCCACGCCGAAGACGTACTGGTGGTACTGCGCGGGCGGCTGCGGCTCGAGTCGCGCGACGGCGTCGACCCCGCGGAACACGCCGGCGCCCTCGAGCGCCAAGAACTCGGCGAGGAACTCCTGGGCGAACACGCGCTCGGGTAGCTCCGCCTTGGCCGCGGCGATCTCCTCGACGTGGATGAACGGCGAGGCCGAGGATGGCATCTGCCAGGACATCCACTCCGACTCGAGCGGGTCCTGGCCGAGCTGGTACAGCGTGTGAAAATAATTCAGCCCTTTGGGCGTGCTGAGAAACCACGCGTCGCCGCGCAGCACGGACAGTGTCGGCCGGAGTGACGCCTGCCACACGTGCTCCAGGTCGCGCACAATGGCCGCTTCGTCCACCACAATTCTGGCGTAGCGTCGTCCACGACCGGCGTCCGGATCCTCCAGACTCCAGCACTCGATGCTGCCTCCACCGGCGAGGTCCAACCGGTGTTGCTGCTCGGATTTCGCGGAGGTTACCGGTGCCAGAATCTCGCGGAGTGTGCGCCAGGATTGCTCCAGGAATTTGAACGTCGGTGCGAACCAGGCACACGATAATCCGTCCGCGGCGCCGCGTGCGGTGCGTTCGATACCCAGCGTGGTCTTACCCATCTGCCGGCCGCAGACGGCCACGTTGAAGCGTTTGGCTTCACTGATCATCCGCTGCTGCGCCGGGTGCAGCGTCGGCAGGTCCAGCGAGCTCAGATCGTGGCTCGGGCTCGAGGGGTCGGAATCCGCTGAGAAGTCGAATGAGCGTATCCCGCTCGGCGCCCAGTAGGGCGGCAAGGTCTCCGGCGGTTTGCCCCTGAACGTAGGCAGTGGAGGCGGCCGCTTGAAGTTGAGCGCGAAGCGTCGTGATGTGCTCGGCGACGAGGTCAAAAATCATCGCCTCGAGCGCTTCGGGACTCCGAGCATTCGCACGCGTCGTTGCAATCGTTGCATCCGCGGTAGCCCAGCGCGACACGATGCTCTTGTCGATGTTGAAGCGTGCTGCAGCATCGGCCACGGTCGAGCCGGCAAGGATGGCTGCCAGCACCTGGGCGCGCAGCTCGGGGCTGTGGGGGACGCCGCGGGTCATGCGCCACGCTGCTGGCCACGGCGGGCGTCCCAGACGTCGCGGAGGAGGAGCGAGCGCTGCCACTGGACGATTTCGCGGCGGGCCCAGATATCTCTGGCACGGTCGTGCTCGTGGCGAGCTTCAGCACGCTGGGCGAGGCGTTCGAAGTGGACCATGCGTTTGGCGAGACTGCGCAGCTGGGTGTCCTGCCAGGTCATGCCGACTTCTCGCGGCGCGCCCGCTCGCGGCGGGCCAACTCAGCCGTAATTGCCGGTCTCAAGTGCTTGCCCTTAGGTCGCACATGCAGGCTAGCCGCGATCGTACGTAGATGCGTCTGAACCCAATTACGACTATCACGACCCAAGGACACGGCGATCTCGTAGTTGTCGGCATCTTCATAATAAATTTGCGCGACAATCTCGATCTCAGACGGATCATCGAGTTCCGGCGCGAGCGCACGAATCTCTGCCAGACGGCTTTCATCGACCATGCGCAGCCTCGGACGGACTGGCTTTGATGGCTTCGGCCAATCGTCGCCATCGAACCGCAATTGCCAACGCAATGGCATTCATTGCACCTCTAATCCGGTCGGTGCCATGTAGCCAGAGCGCCGGCAATACATGTGTGAGTACAACGTTTGTAACGCCGGCGGAACGCTAGCGTGTGCACATGTTCCGCTCCCAACCGATGCAGCCGACGCTGTTTGATTGGAGTCGCTACGTGGTCCAAGTGACGAGTCCGCAGGTCTGGCCCTCGCCGCAGTACCGACGCTGGTGGTGCTCGCCGCGGCACGACCACCAAAAGTACGAGGCACTCGTCCGCCAGAAGTTCCGCTGCTGGGAATGCGGGTATCTGCTTGGCAAGTCCTACGACGTCCACCACGCCAATGGCTACGAAGCGCTGGGCTATGAGGAAGCGTCGGACCTGGTCGCGGTGCACCGCCGCTGCCACGCGAAGCTCGAGGAAGCGAGACGACGTGAAGCGTGTGGCTGTCGAGCAGCGTAGTCACGCCGTCACCCGGGTTGGACAGGACGCCAGGTGATCAACGCCCGTTTGAGCGAACTTGCTGCAACACGACGTTTGGAGTGTGCCGTTCGCAGCGTGGCCTGGGGGGGAGCTTATGGGGGGGCGGTCCGGTACGGTTGTGTTGGGTTGTGTCCGGTTGGGTAGCACCGTACTTTCGCCATATATTCGCGCATCATCCGGCGCACGCGAGCCGTTTGTGCGTGTGACGGTGCGCGAACGAGCTGCCCGTGTACGCGCAACCGACGCCTCCCGTCGGGCGATGAGCTTGCCAATGTAGTCGTCGAAATCGTGGATCCGCAGCCGCTCCTCGACGTGCTCCAGGAACCCGGACTGGACCAACGCATCCAGGAGTTGCTGGGTCCTTCCCCGCGGCCAGCCAGCTGCTCGCGCAATGCTCGCCGGCTGGACTCCGGACAGATCGCCATGTGGGGCGTTGTCGATCGACCACGTCCACAGACACACGAGATGTCCCACCGCTTGCGCCGGCTCTATCGCCAGCGCATCACACAAGGCCATCGTTTTTTTGTGGGACACGAGTGATTGATGGACTTCAATCCACGCCACAACTACGCCCGTCTCACCGCCTCGTCGATCGCGTCGTCCAGGGGTGTGCGCGGTGGCGGACCGTCCACCAGGTCCACCACCACGTCGTCGCCCAGCCGCTCGAACAGCCACTCCGCCTCGAGCAATTCCATCGGCTCCAGCTTGACACTGATGACATTCGGTTTGTCCGACCGCGGTGCCGTGCCACTCACCGCCGCGAGTCGCGCTCGAAATTGCATGGGCTTTTCTCAACTCACTCCTTTCTCTCCGGTCGTTGTCTGCAGGTCCTCCAATGATTCGTGCCGGTCCTGGTCCCATCAGGTTTGATGTCGAACGGACAGCGCCGGTTGTTGGCTCTGGAAAAACCCCACCAGATGTCCGCACGGCACAACGGTTGACTGCACTTGCGCGCCGGTGCGGCCTTCGCCAGCAGCAGCTCGCGCGCGTCGTTGGGGTACACCCTCCAGGCATATTCGCGCTGCGTCTCACCTTCGAGCGCCGCCGGCTTCGACATCAGGTGGACGTCTCCTGATGGCATGGGCACTCGCAGGCCCGTTTCGGAGCGCCCTCACCACGCCGCCCGAAACATGCCCAGTGGCGGTACAGTCGACAGTGTGCGCTATACGGCAACACGCGATAGCGCTGCCAGCGATCGCGAGCATTGGCACGCCGTCGCTCAGCGCTGCGATACGGCAAGGCTAAATCAGGCCTTCCTCGCGGCGCTGGCGGTCGATCTCGGCCAGGTCCAGTTCGCGCTGATGGGCGGCGGCCTTGGCCTTGTCGACGATCTCCGCGGCCTGCTGGGATTCGGGCGCGCCACCGGAGTCGGACGCGCCCTGTTTGTGGCTCTTCGGTGGTGGTGTCGATGGTTCGTCCTCCTCGTCTGAGAAGATCTCGGTGTAGCGCTGGGCGAGCTGGGCCTGACGCTGCGGGTCGTCACGCTCCTGCTCGAGGTCGTCGTCGTCGAGATACGCCGACTGGCCAAACGCGAGGCGGGATGCACGCGCGATGGCGCGCTTTTCGGCCATCTCCTGCGGGTTGGTGCCGAGCGGCGAATTCTTCTGGCGCTCGACCGCGGACACCTTGCCGCGCGAGGTGATGTCGCCCCACGAGCGCGTGGTGATGGTGCACTCCACGACGAGGTCGTCGGGGCGGTAGTCCCACGCCGCTTTCTCGTCTTTGGTGAGCGGTCGTGTGCGAAAGCCGCGGTACTCCGGGTGGCGCTTGGCGAGCTCGATGCGGCCGTCGATCGTCGTGAATGGTTTATCGCGAAACAGCGTGATGTGCAGCAATGGATCGAGCCGATAGCGCTGACAGAGTTGGTAGATCAGGTGCAGTTGCTCACCGGTCGCGCCGTCCAGGCCGAAGCCTGGCTGTCGGGCCACCTGCAAGCGCGTGCGAAGCTGCTTGTCCGAGAGCGCCGGTACGGCCAGCGCCGTGCTGCCATTCGATTGCGTCATACGCCTCCAGTCATCTCAGCCCCAACGCCCGCGCGCACGCGGGCCATGCCTTCCAGCCCTGCACACTAAGCCCGCGTTGGGCCACAGCGATCTGAGCAGCGCGACTGGCGAGGTCCGGCCGCGGCGCGTACGCCAGTCCACCATAGCGCCGCCAGAACACCAAATCCTGCTGGAGTCCGCCGAAATAGCCGTTGCCGGTGTTGACCGACCAGCGGCCCGAACTCTCACATGCCGCCAGCCGGTCGAACACACCATACGCCGGCTCCGGTGTCGTTTTCGCAGTCTCAGCCACCACCGGCGTGTCCTCCGGTGGCGACTCCAGTGCCGCACCACCATCACCGGCGGCGTGCGAGCCGAGCGCCGCGCCGGCCACCGTGGTGACCAGCACGCCGAGCACGAAGCCGGCCACACCCATCGCTTTGGCCACGCTAGTTCATGCTCCTGGCGATGAACAGAATGACCAAGGTCACGAACACCGCCACGATGATGAAAACTCGAAGTTGCTCATCGTTCACTCCTCGGCCGGACCCTTGAGACACCAGTGCCGCCGACGTGGATACAGCTCGTCATGCTCGTCGCAGAAAAAGCATCGACACAAGGGGCACCAGGTCTGGACCGGTTGACGGCAGCCAAACTCCTGACAGAGCTCCGGCACACTCGCGAGCGCCGCGGCAATCACGTCGTTGCGGAACTCTTCGTTGTCGGGCTGGACGATCACGCCGGCCTCCGCGCCAGGATGCGCTCGATCTCTTGCCAGTTACGTGGCCTGAAGACGTAGAACTCCACGCCCGGACAGCGCAGCAGCTCGTGCATCCACACGCGCTGGGCGAGCGGAAGCTCCTTGGGCGCGTAGTCCGTCTTGCACTCGGCGAAGATCACCCGCGGCGCGCGCACCAGGACTAAATCGGGGAAGCCCGGCGGCGAGCGACGCGAGTCGTGGGTGTGATACCGAAGACCCCAGCCCATCCAGCGCGCGTACTCGAGCACGCGGTGCTGGAAGGATTCTTCCGACTCGGGCGGCAGCACGCGGTACGCCTGCTGAGGGCGAGGGCGCGCGCGAGTGAGCACAGCCAGTCGCGTCACCAGATGCCCCAGCGCTCGTGGTCGTCCTGCTCGCGCAAGAATCGGAACCAGCGGGCGATCGCCGCACCGAAGCACACCGACGCCATCACCCAGCCAACCAAGACCCACACAAACCACGGCATCAAAATGCGAGGGACTCCAATTCTTCGGCGTCGTCGGAGGCGTAGTAGGCGCTGCCATCCTCGACCTCGCGTTCGACTTCCGCAGCGCGGTACAGGTCGATCAACCACTCCATGCGCTGGCTTGCTCGCTCGAGCAGGCCACCCACCTCGGTCGAATCGTGGATAGCCTGCCAGCCCCCCTCGCGCCACGCGTCGGCCCACAACTGACCCAGGACCTCGGGCGGCACGTCTCTGAGCGCGTCGGCTTCGGACGGATGACGATGCAGCCACGCGAACAGGCGGCCGCGGGGATCGCTGGTCACGCAACCTCGGCGACCGGCTTCTTGGACATGTTGCGGCGCACGATGCGCTCGAGCTGCGAGGCGGCCCAGTCTCTCGGGTCTTGACGCGCGTCCTGGGCTAGTTCAAACAGGCGGTCCCAGTATTCGTCGCGAACGGGCACCCGCAAGATCCGCTCCGCAGTTGAGCGGTACGCACTTGACATAGCCCCTCAAGTGTGGAGCGGGTCCCTTTGCAAGCGATCGTGCACGGACTGTGCAATGTGGGACCAATTTTTCGAGGGGTGATGAAACTGTAACGCTCGACTTGGGCCGCACTGCGGACGCTTTCCTACTCGTGTACTGCCGCAGTACCCTGACCGTAGCTATGCCGCAGTTGCGCACTGGTGCAGTAACGCCTCGCTCGGGTATCTCTCGGGCCGTGCTCGTGCCACACCTCGAACGCAAGCGACGCGAAGCAGCCCTGTCCCAGAAAGACCTGGCCACGCTCGCCGGCGTCTCGCGCGCGACCATCGGCCGCGGTGAAGACGGCGAGGATATTCGCTTGTCCAGCGTGCGGAAGCTGGCGCTCGCGCTGAAGTGCCGCCCTGTGGACCTCACCGGCCCACTCACCTAGTCCCTGACTGGTGTGACATTACAGTGGCTGTAGTGCGACACTGTCAAGTTGGCACTAAATCATGCCGGCAACCAAACTTTGCACAATCTTTGCACGGTTGCTTGCACACTAGGTGGCCACAGACTAGGTAGAGAGACAACCAGGCAACCGCACATCGACTGAGGCTGGCACGGGGTAGTCGTCGCGCGGTCGAAGGGGAAATGGAGCGCTCACAGTTTGATCTGATGCAGAGCAGGCAACAGCCGTGGCACAGTCCCGCCGGCACCCCACGCGGACCCCAGTGGCCCATCAAAGACATCATGGACAGGACCTACGCCACCGCGCGTGTTCTTCAACGACCGCGGACCAAAACGGCGTTTTGCGAGCACTGGCACAAGGCTCCGCATACCTTACTTCGCTACCTGAGCGCGGTGGGTATGCCCTGGTATCCGAGCCTGGGGCCACCGCCCGAGGATCACCTGGTACTGGTCATCACGTGCGTCGACCACATCTTGCAGTGGGTCTCGCCGTCGGTGTGTGCCGCGGTGGGTATGCCGCGCGATGAACTCATCGGTCAGAATGTCCGAGTCGCGCTCCGCCGCGGTCGTCAAATACAGGCCCACTACGACCGCTTCGCGGAGCTGGTCCAGGCCCTGCGCGCCGATCTGCTCGAGCCGCCCATTGGCGAGTGCGACACCTACATTCTGCAAGCGGACGGGCGGCGCCTGCCGCTGCACATGCAGGTGACCTACGGGCACGAGTACGACTGCGTCTTCGTCGACGCCACCGCAGGCGAGCCCGAGGATGACGTACGCACCCGGCCCGAGACGTTCAATGTCAAGCCGGGGGTCGTGCTGCGGCAGGGCGTGACCCCCGACCAGGTCGAGGTGCTCGACATGGAGCACCTTCTGCGCCTGTACGAAGCGTCGCTGCCACCCTACCGGTTTCAAGGACGCGACGGCAGATTGCACGATTGATTGCATAGGCCGTGCCCGGTCGCTTGCACACAGGCCGTGCGCATACTGGACAACGTGAGTCCACGCCCGCCCAGCCAGGACGAAATCGACGGCGCACTCGACGCGCTAACTCACCTCCTCGAGTCCTGGTGGCGTGAACATCGCCAACCATTCCCCGAGCGGGGTCAGGCCGACGACAACGTCATACCGGCCCCAACTCGTGCGGTGAGCGACCACGCTGTTGACGAAGACACTCAGCACCCGCCGGCGCGCCTCGATGTCGCTGGTCTCCCGCAGAATCCGCAGCCAGCCCGGCGCCGGCGGCAGCAACGTCTCCAGCGCGGGTAGTTCAGGCTCGGGCGGCACCTCGGCCGCGAGCGCAGCCAAGCGCTCGTCCCCGGAGCGCAGTCGCTGTTCGACTGTCGCGCGATACGCGTAATACTCCGCGTCGGACAGTTTGCCGTCGTTCCACTTGTCGATGGCCTGCATGAGCCGCGTCCGCTCGCGCTCGCGCTCACGTTCGATCTGGCGCCGCTCGCGTTGTTCATTGGGGAACACCTTCGCGCGGCTGGCGTTCCACCTGGCAACGAGCTGCGCGCGCTTGACTGGATCGACCAGCCAGTCCACCAATTCAGCGACACGCGCGAGCACGTCCCGATCGACGCGCGCGACTGTCACCGTCTGGCCGCACGACGTGCCGTATTCGCGCGCCTTGCAGCGGTAGCGCACCTGATGCCGCTTGCTGCTGCCCACACTCGTACCCACCATCGCATGGCCGCACACCGGGCACTTGAGAAAACCGCTCAGCAGGTACCGACCTGTCGCCGCGCGTTTTCCAGAGCCAACCTTATGACCGTCGAACACATGCTGCGCCTTGCGCCAGGTTTTCTCATCCACAATCGCTGGCCATTGACCCTCGGGTCCATCGGACTCGAACCTGGCCATGTACACCGGCGCCTTGAACATCAAAAACACGCTGCGACGGTGCATGGCGCGCCCGCGGCGATCGTCGTCGGACAGGCTCGACAGCCACTTGTGGACACTGCCCGCAGAGGCGCCGTCTGCCAGACGCTGGAACGCCTCGAGCACGCGCGGCGCAGCCACCGGGTCGACATCCAGCACACCCTTGGGTGCGCCACGCGCGCGCTCATCATCGGTTCGCGGCCGCCAGATGTAGCCGTAGGGACAGATGCCGCTGGTCCACCAGCCCAGGCTGCGCGCGTTCTTGAGCGCGCCCTTGATGTTCTGGCGGATGCTGGTGAGCTGCACCTGGGCGGCGAAGGCCATCGCGTACGCGGTCGTCTCGTCGATGGCGTGGCCACCTTCACTGACGCTGTGCAGCGTGACCTCGAGTTTGGCGAGCTCTTTCCACGAGCGCGCGCGCTCCTCCAGGTCGCGACCGAAGCGATCCAGACGCCAGACGATGACGGCCACGCGCTCGCCTGCGTGCCGCAGGCGGCGAATCTCGGCGAGCAACGCCTGATAGCCAGGTCGGTCCGAGCGCGCGCCGCTGAGGACATCGGAGAACTGGCCGCCGAGATACGAGCGGCGCTGGTCGACGAGCCGCACGGTCTCTCTAGCTTGCATGTCGAGGGACAGGCCTTCCTTGCTCTGCTCGAAAGTACTCACGCGCGTATACGTCAGATCGATGGTCACGAAACGAGTGTAGTCCAATGTATGTCCCTACGTCACAAAAAGTAGTTTGGTGCGTTGGGACACTAAAAATGTAGCACTACTGCCGCACTGTGGGGTATACTGAGGCCGTGACACACAAAGAGCAGGCCAGCGCTCGTGACGCCGACCTGCCCGTGGTCAACATCTGATTGGACCAGACATCGACCGATGAGCACTCTACTCGTTTCTGAAACCGACCCCCGCGGCCCCAAAGCCGTCGAACTGGCGCGCGACGCCGGCCAGTGGGCCACCTGCCGCACGCGCGACGGCCGCAAGTTCTACGGCATTCGCTCGAGCGACGGCAGCCGCTACTACCTCGTCAACCGCCACAGTTGCACCTGCCCGGATTTCCTCCACGGCCGCGGCCGAGACTGCAAGCACGTCCTCGCCGTCGAGTTGCACTGCCAACTGGTCGAAGAGCAGACCCAGCCCAAGCTTGATCCAGCCCCCGAGTCGGCCGACGATATCTTCAAGCGCTTCGACTACGACGAGGACCGTGCGCTCACCCGCATCCTTGGGCGCCCACGATGAAACCGCTCGAGCTCACCAGCGCTGCCGGCCAGTTCTTTGCCTACAAGCACCACCATCCTCACGAGGCCGAGGACCCCGCTATGGTGTGGGGCGCCGCCTGGCGGGCCGGTGCGCGTGCCGCCTTGCAGGACAGTGCGCGCCTGGTCGACCTGGTGCCCGTGCTGCGCGAGCTACTGTGCCTGCTCGAGGACGGCCGCGTCGAGGACGTGCTCAGGCGCACCGACCGCCGCCCGCGGCCAATCTTCGATGATCAGGAGGTGGCGTTCTGATGAACGGGCGTATACCGACCGAAGACGTCGAGGGCGTCGTCGAAAGCGTGAACGCCACCGGCTTGAAACTGGGCGGCGCGTGGGTCAACGTGAGTCGCTATCGCCCGGTGGAACTGCCCGAGGCCGGCGCGCACGTGCGGATGAAGATCGACTCGAAGGGCTACATCGTGGAGTTGGAAAACCTCTCAACGCGCGGTGAAACTCCCGCAGTTTTGAGTACCAAGGACGAGCGCATCACACGTCTGGCGGTCCTGAAAGCCGCGGCGGAGTTCGTCGGGCTCTGGGGCCAGACCCGCGAAGAGATCAAAAGCGACCACGTACTCCAGATTGCCGACAAGTGGTTGGCGTGGGTCAACCAGTGACCGACACCCTGCAGGCGCGGCTGCCTGGGATTGAGCCAGCATGCCGGCATCCCGACTCAGCCCGTGTAGAAAATCTACAGAGGCTGAGTACAATTTCTACACACGCTGAAGCTACGGCGTGTAGAAAATCTACACGAGGTCGCCATGGAATCCGAGAACGGCGAGAAACTGAAGCGCGTCGACGTCAACGTGACAGAACCTCTGATCGACGCCGCGATCCCTCTCGATTCGTCGCACTGCATGATCGCTGACGCCATCAAAGCCGCGCTTCCCCACGCGCGCTCAGTCGTCGTTGATCTGGCCACAATCCGATGGACGGACAACAGGGTCGGTAAGCGGTACGTCTATTTCACGCCTGGCTCAGTCCAGGACGTGCTGCTCCAATTCGACAACGGGGTCAAGCCACGACCATTCCGCTTTACGTTGCGTACCCCTGCACAGATCACGAATAGCGGCCCGGCGGCCATCAAACGCGGTGGCCGCGTGACGCAGGGATTCATGAATGTGACCGGCGATCCTGGGGATTCATCAACAAAAATCGGTGGTCACCCGCCGGGCGTGGGTCCGCTTAGCAACCTGCCAGAACCGCCTGTTCGTCAGCCAGCGGAATCAACAGTCGCGCCATCGGAGCCGTCGAACTCATCGGCGCACCGATCGAATCGACCAAAGAAGGAGAGCGAGCGTAGCGAGCGCTTCGAAAGAAGCGGTGATGAGATGCGTGGTCGACGTCGTCAATTCGGCATTCGTCGCATGGGCCGTCCAAAGCTTGACTTGGAAACAAGCTCATAGGCGACAGGCATGCCCCGAAAGCCTCAAGAGTTCACCGTCGAGAGCGTCGTCGAGTGCAGGTGGTGCAATACCACCTGGACCTTTCTTGAAGATGACGGCCGTCCGACAGGGTTCCACTCTCTAGCGGATCACGTCCTGGCAGAGCATCCAGAGTCATTCGATGAATTTCGGAGAGGAGTAGTCGCCACACAGCAGCGCATCCTGCAGCTGCTGAGGGGTTCGAGAGCAGCTGAGGCGGCACCCGCAGCCCCTTCGGAACGCACTGCGCCGGAGCCAACAGTAGCGATGGATCTGACCGACGACGAAGCCACGTGGCTAAAACGTCGGCGCGCCTCGGCAGCATCGAGGACACGGCGACGTATGCATGACTGAAACACACGACAGCTTCTCCGACGGAGTGATCCTGCTCACACCGAAGCAAGCCGCGGAACTGTGCCAGGTCTCGTTAGACCGTATCTACGAATGGACGTACGAGCCGGGCTTTCCGGTCATCGTCGGGCCCCACCAGTTGCGCATCCACGCGCGCTTGTTCGACGAATGGCTCGCCAAGCGCGCAATGGTTGGCCGCCAGAGAGAGGACGAGACGACGTGACTGAGGTAGGCAGGAACTAGTAGAGCTTGGCCGAAAGATGCTTGAGCTCTACGGCGTGGCGGAACGCGAACTCGTCACCGCGTGAGCCCTCGCGAGAGTGTACGTGGTGTCGGCAGAGATCACGCCGGTGCCACGAGCATAACGATGCAGATCTGGTACGAGCTACAGCAGGCCGGCGAAACCGGCCTGCTGTTTGAGGAATTAGCCGACAGAGTCACTCCGCGCGTACCGGCCGGCTATGCCTGGCGACGCTACCTGAGACACAGGAAGAGCTTGATACAAAGCAGAGGTGGTAGCTTTGTATCAGCACTGGAGGATACGCCGGCGGCGCGGAGTGCAGCCATTCGATATGTCATACGCAGTTCCGCACAGTCAATGGTGCAACTCCATAGCGCGATCCGTCGTCCGGATGGTCGCTATGCCGTCGGTCCCCGCAAGCCAAAATCGGTATTTTCGGATGAACAGCATGACTTCGACGGCTCGGTGAGTCGGAGAGCTGTCGCCGATATGGAGCTCATGCGGATTCTGACAGCACCGGACGGCGTCTTAGCGCTCATCCAGCAGCGGAGACGACAGCACCGCAATTTGCCTTCCGTCAGCACGCAATTGGCTGCAGCACTTGATAAGTGGGTCGTGGCGCACCGGCCGTCCAGTCCTAGTGGTGACCTCCAGGAAGTAGGAGCATGACTGAAACATTCGACGAATGGCTGGCCAAGCGATGGTTGGTCGCCAGAAAGAGGGCGAGACGACGTGACTGAGGCACGCGACCGCATTCGCGATCTGGTCAACGACGCGATCCGCGAACAGCACATTGAGGACCAGCTCGATAGCATCTTCGCCGGGCTTGTCGAGCGAATTGACGCCGATCCCGAGCTGCGCCGCGAGATCGTTCGCTCGGCCCTGCGTTCGACCATCATGTCATCGATCTGGATGCGCTGATGACAGCTCACGATGGATTCGTCGTCGGCTTGTTCGCTGGGGCGGGCATGGGCATCGCGCTGCTGCCGGTCCTGTACTACGTGATCTGGCGACCATGCGGGCAGTTCTGGCGCGGGTGGCGACTCCGCGTCCAGACGGCCGATGATTTCGAACGTGCGGTGCGGCGCGAGGTCGACAAACGCTGGCTGGACCTGGAGGGCGAGCGGCGCCTGCGCATCATCAATCTCGAGGTCGAAGAGCGCATGGTCCGAGGCCGCGAGGAAGCTTCGCCCGCCACTCGCAAGCTCTCACGATAATGGTGCTTATAGCTAGCAAACTCGAGTGCGCCTGGTGCGAGTATGAGGCGAGTTACTCGATCAATTGGGAGTGTGGCCATGCGACTGCGTGCTGCGTGCTGTGCTTTGAATGGAGCGATGCGCGTGACTGGACGATGGACATTTTGGACTGGCAAGCCGAACCGGCCATTTGCCCAGACTGTGCAGGGTAAGCATGCCGACCGTATGTAGAACGGACAACTACGCGCGCGGCGTGTGGAATGGCGCAGAAGCGATGCGCCAGTTAGCAGAGTTGGCAGAGTGGTGGTTTGACAATCGGGACCAATGGGCAGACAGTGACCGTCCACGAGATCGTCATCCCCTCTGGCTACTACGTGCCTATGAGCAGGAAATTCAGCGTTGGGAACGTGAGCGTCTTTCGGACGAAGGCGTCCCGCCTCCTTGACTGGATGGCATTCAAAGATGCTTGGCAGAACCCAGCAGAGCACCGCGCTTATAACCCTTTTCGAGGACAAGGCGCGTTCACAAAGCGTTCTTGATCGAGATAAAGATGGTGCTTAGATCTATCAAGCCCGGCGACCGGGTATTCGTGACCGATCCCGCGCTTGCCGCGATGCGAGACATCATGTTCAGAGCCACCGGATCGGCGCCGCCCAACCATCACGGTACGGTGGACGAAATTTTTGACGATGGGACCATCCTGATCAACTTCGACAGTGAAGATGGTGAAGGCGTGGGCAATGCCGCCCCGTATCCACCCGATGAAGTCCGACTGCTTGGCAGTGATAAAGATGGTTATAGCTAGCAAGTTCTGGCCGCTGGTTGCGTACGTCGCGACGATCTTTGCGGCCAACTGGGCGATCACCACGTTCGGGTTCGTCCCTGTTGGCTTTGGGCTCATGGCCCCCGCTGGTGTCTATTTCGCGGGTCTCGCTTTCACGTTCCGTGACCTGACGCAGGATGCGCTCGGCAGGCGTTGGACATACGTCGCGATCATCATCGGCGCTGGCCTGTCGGGCTTCCTCAGTGGGCCGCTCGCGATCGCCTCAGGCGTCGCCTTCCTCTTCAGCGAGACAGCGGACTTCCTTGTCTACACGCCACTGTATGAGCGGCACTGGCTCGGAGCAGTCGCAGCGTCGAACGCCGTCGGCCTAGTCGTTGACTCTGCGCTCTTCCTTTGGCTCGCGTTCGGCTCGCTCGACTTTTTAGCCGGCCAGATAGTCGGTAAGCTGTGGGTCACCGCGATCGCGGTAGTCATCTTGTGGGGCTGGCGTGCTGTATCTCAGCGGCGTGATCACCCAGACGTTGCTCGCGAACCCGCGTCCTGAGTTAGGGATCATGTTTCAGCCGGGCATGGGGATGACGACGCCAGCGTTCCAGTTCTGGCGCTTCGGTCTGGACAACGGGCGGTTCGCCAAACCTGATGAATGGAATGCCGGCGATTGGCTTGAGTGGTTAGCGGGGTTACGACGCTATCGTGACCGCTGTCTGTTTGCGACGGCGCCCGACGTGGTGGGCGATGCGCTCGCCACGCTGCAGTTGTCGATGCCCTACCTTGAGACGATTCGTCACCTTGGATACCGCGCCGCGTTTGTCGCTCAGGACGGCTTCCATGACGCTTTCCCCAACCCCGACACCTTTGACGTGCTGTTCGTCGGTGGTCGCGATGAGTGGAAGTTCAGCGAGGATGGTGGCTATGCAGCTGCTCGCTGGGCGCGGAACCACGGCAAGCCCACGCACATGGGTCGCGTCAATGGCGAACGGCGGCTTCTGACGATGATGGTCTCGATGTTCGACTCGGCCGACGGCACCTATCTGAAGTACGGCCCAGACGTGAACTGGTCGAAACTGAATGGCTGGCTCGACAAGGTACGCGACCAGACATTCATGGAAGCGGCTTGATAGAGATAAGTGCCGTGAAAGCTAGCAAACTTTACGAAGTGCTGAGTGACCCGGACCCAACGTGGTGCATGGTCATTCTGATCTTGCCGGTGCTGCTTGGGGCAGCAGTCTTTTTGCACGTGTCCGGGGTTTGGTAGACAGATGTGCCGTTAGTGTGAGCCGAGAACCCCTCTACCCGCCTTGCGAATGCGAGTACGGCAGGCTTCGCCCGGCTGCTCAGCGTCTGAGTCTGCGCGTGTTGTGGGACTGCAAGGCAGTCGAGGCTGTTGGGCCGTTTCCAGAGCGCGTGTGTTTCGCACGCGAGTTTCTAGAGGAGGCGTCGCCCAGGTACGTCCAGATGGGCGATGGCATCATCACCTTCACCCTCGATAACGGGTCCGCCAGCTACGGCATCGTCGGTGAGAACCTGATGCTCAACACGGTCTGCGGCGTGAAGTCACCGGATCTTGGTAGAGATAACTGCCCTTAGTTCACTCAGGGTCCGGCACCTGAACCGGCACCTCAGGCCGCTCGAGCGGCGTCTCATCAGGCGGACTGATCGGCAGCACGCGCTCGGGTGCTGGCGTCTCGGTCGGCTCGCGTGGAGGCAGGATCACCACCACCACCACCAGCGGGGCTCCACGATCTGGTGTGGGTGCAGCTGGACGGTCGATCACGGGCTGCTGCTGCATAGCCAGTGCCTCGGGCGTGCCGCCGCAGCGCTGCTCGTTGGTCCAGTCCACGTCACGAACTCCAGGTAGATCGGGCACAGGTGGAGGCGCCGACAGACAGGCCGGCGATCGCGCTCGTTCGGGGCCAGGCGGCAGCGTCGGACGGGTGCGCGTCTGCACCGATGGCACCTCCGGAGTGGGCCTGGGCGTACGCTGCTCGCGCGGCGTAGGTGTCTCGGTCACCACTATGACGGTTGGGCGCGAGACAGGCGTCTGGGTAGGTTCGGGCGTGGGCGTGTCGCGCGGCACAGCCGTGGGTGTCTCGGTCGGTTCCGTCGTCTCGGTCGGCGTCGGCTCAACGGTTGGTGTCTCGGTCGGCTCGGGCGTCTCGGTGGGGACAGGCATCTCGGTGGGCGTGGGACACACCTCGATGGTGCCGAGCGGATTGACGCACTGGGCGTGCAGCAGCATCGCCAGGCCCACGGCAAAGACCAGCATTCACTCCTCGGAATCCTGACGACGGCGACGGCCGCGTGTCCAGCCCTGCGGCACGCCGGTGAACCAGCTGCCCAACACGACACCGCACACCAGCGCGATGCCCGCCCCGTACTCTGGATGCGCCAGCACCAGCAGAACGGAGGCGCCCAGCACGGTCAGCGTGACGAGCACCTGGCAGATGAGCCGCGTGACCGTGACCGACGCGGCCTCGTGCCACTCCTCATCTGGCGACTCGCTCATCAGGTCACGACAGAGCGGCTTAGAGCAAGCGTGCGATGGCCAGGGCCGCGATGAGGCCGAAGAATACCGTCATGGTCATGGGCAGCACACCGACCAGCCCCAGGATGGCCAGGATCAGTACCAGCAGCGCGATCAGCCAGCCGATGGTGATCGCGTAGTTTCCGACGGTCGTTATCTGCATCGTCTCCCCCTGTCGCGCGTCACGCCCGCGACTCCACGTAAATCAGCGACACCGGCCCCAACGCGTTGAAGCGCTCTCTGCTCAGGTTGTCCCAGACACCGTCATAGGAGGGCGCCGAATTGGCCACCCAGATGTCCGCGCCGCTCACGCCGCGGATGCC